TTAATCAGCGGAGGAAATCGGTCGTCGAAAACGCAGGTCGGTGCTTACTTTGTGGTTAAAGCGGCTATTGAAAACCCCAATTCTGACATTTTTTGTTTCGCTCAAAACGCCGAGGTTTCTATTCGTCAACAACAAGCTGCCGTGTATGACTGGATGCCAGCCGAATTTAAGAGCAAGCAGACAAGCCAGAACACCTATCTGTCTTACTCAAGGAAAAATGGCTGGACTGACAACTCATTGATTCTTCCAAATGGCTCCCGTATTTCTTTTAAGACCTACGCAGCGTTTGCAAACAATCAAACGATTCTTGAGGGCGCAGAGCTTGGATCAAAAGAAGCAACTTGGCTAAACATTGGCGCATGGTGTGATGAGATGCTTGGTGGTCCAGAGATAATCGACACGTTAAGATTCCGATTAGCGACCAGAAACAGTAAGATGATGCTTACGTTCACTCCTATTTTTGGATACACTGAATTGATAAAGCAGTATCTTGACGGAGCTAAGATTATTGAGAGTCGAGAGGCTGAACTTCTGGATAATGAGATCGTGCCGACAATTCTTGAGTGTAAAAACATCAAGGGAACTGTCCATTATTTCCACTCTCAAGATAACCCTTTTGGTGGTTACGACCGAATAAAGCAAACATTGATCGGTAAACCGAGAGAGGAAATCTTAATTAGGGCTTACGGCATACCAACTAAAGCAGCCGCCACCAAGTTTCCCAAGTTCAACAAGGTGGTTAACGTGGTGGAGCCGGACAAGATACCGAAGACCAACATCACAAGGTATCATATCATCGACCCCGCTGGATCAAAGAACTGGTTCATGTGCTGGATTGCCGTGGACGAAACGGGAACATTTTGGGTTTACCGCGAATGGCCTGGAGTTGACGTAGGCGACTGGGCGGAATGGCGGAACGGCAAGTGGATGCCTGGAGAGGGCGCAAAAGGGCAAGGCTACGGTATCCGTGACTACATTGAGCTTATTGAGAACGTAGAGGAAGATGAAGAGATTTTTGAACGAATAATCGACCCTAGACTAGGAGCCGCGAAGTATCAGGTTCAAGACGGTTCGTCCTCCATTATTGAGGATTTGAACGAATCTGGGATGGTTTGCATCCCTGCTCCTGGATTGGATATTGACGACGGACTGCAAGCATTGATCGGAAAAATGGCATGGGATACTTCTAAGCCGTTGGATTCTGTCAACCGCCCGCATTTCTACATTAGTTCCGACTGCGAGAACATCATCCAAGGGTTGTCAGAATACACCGGAGACGGCGGATTAAAAGAGGCATGGAAGGACGTTATTGACGTTTTGCGTTACGCAGCAATTTCTGGAATAGATCACGTTGACAATTCCGTCAGTTTGGTTACAACTCAGGGAGGTGGAGGCTATTAACATGAGCGCGAAGAAAGAACCGAAGAAAAGAGGACGACCCGCAAAGGTTGTGGAGCCTGTTGTAGAATTGCCGGAAACGCCCTTAAAAGCGGTGATTTTAGGAGCTTGCAACAACCCGACATGGATGCGCGGCAGGATCGACGGTTTTGGAGTAAACGTCAAAGTTCCCGCTCAAATGTCAAAACGCTTGATTGGGAAGGAAGTTAGTGTTATCCTTGTCGATTCCGACCTTGGGGACTACTACCAATACATACCATGAATCCATTGCAAGAAATAGAAGATGAGTCCCTTGTTTACGTGGACAAGGAGCCAGATATTATGGCGTTGGCTAATGCTTACGACACCTGTTTGATTGATCTGGATTACTACTTTGAGTCCTGTTTGCGGTCTTACAATGATCGACGGAATATCTGGGATGGGAAGTCAGACGACCTACGCAAAAACGGGGCGAACGCTTTCCCGTGGCAAGGTGCTTCTGACCAAGAGGTGAACGTGGTTGGCGAGCGCATTGATATGTATGTTGCGCTGTTTGACCAGGCTCTCCAGCGTTCCCACATTAAAGCGTTTCCAACTTCGATGGCGGCAATGCCCAAGGCGGCGGTTGTTTCTGGCTTCCTGAAATGGATGCGTTCCACCTACATTCCCGACTTCAAACGTCAGATGGAGCTTGGTGGGAACTACCTGATGGAGAAGGGGATTATGGTTTCCTACGTTGGTTGGAATCGTGAGAAGCGTTCTTACCTCCAGAGCATCAGCCTAGAGCAGATTCAAGAAGCATCCCCTGACCTTGTTGAGTTGATACTTAGTGGACAAGATGATGAGGTGCTGCTTGATTTGATTCAGCAATCCTTCCCTGACCTTTCCACTAAAAGAGCGAAGAAAGCAATCAAAGACCTTCGCAAGATGGGCGCGGCGGAAATCCCACTTCCTCGTCAAACGGTTGACTGTCCGGTTGTCTATGCTTGCGCTCCCGATGGTGAAGTGATGTTCCCGTCTTACATTTCCGATCCGCAACGCGCTCCGTATATGTTCTGGCGCACCTTCCTCACAGCTCAAGAGCTTGAGAAAAAGGTAACGAACGAGGGCTGGGATCGTGAATGGGTGGACAATGCCATTGAAACCCTTCGCGGGAAAGACTCTATGTATCTCGATGGCGAGAAGGTTAAGACCCAAACACGCCTTCCAATCACAGACGACAATGACCTTGTGATGGTTGTCTATGCGTATCAGCGTTTGATTGACGAAGAGGACGGTTCCGAGGGTATTTACTGCACCGTGTTCCATCCCCAGACAGAAGGCTTTGCCAAGCATGAGCTACTTAACGGATACGACGATTACCCTTTCGTAGTCACCCGCCTAGCCAACGACCAGAAACGAATGTATGAGGTTCAAACTTTTTCAGATATTCTCCGTGGTCCTCAGATGCAAATTAAGACCGAACGTGACAGCCGCATTGATCGTGCGTCTCTCGCAACTCTACCTCCTCTTATGCATCCTGCTGGACGTCCTCCTTCTGATTGGGGTCCAGGTCGCAGAGTCCCGTATCGGCGTTTGGGTGAAATTGCTTTCGGTCCGATTCCTCCGCAAGATAATGGCTCTGTTGAAAGTGAGCTTTCGATGCGTAGTCAAGCTGATCGTGCTATTGGTCTTGATCTTGAAAATCCCCTTTCGGCGGCGCGGCAGCAATACTACATAGGCAAGTTCCTAGACCATGTTAAGGACGTTCTTACGATGGCTTGGAAGCTGTATCAGCGAATGGGACCAGATGAGGTTTTCTTCCAAGTAACGGGGAATCCTAACCCACAAGTGATGACTAAGGGTAGTCCCGATGAGGATTTCTCCATTATGGTTTCGTTTGATTCCTTGTCTAGTGACCCAGATACAGCCGAGACTCAGTTGAAGAACATGGTTCAGTTGGTTCAGTTGGATCGTAACGGCATCATGGATGTAAACAAGCTGCTTGAGTTTGCTGCTTCTTCCATCAATCCTATCTTTGCCGACTATGTATTGCAGCCAGTTGAAGAGTCGCAGCAGAAGGTGGCGAAGAACGTCACTGATGACCTTGCTAAGATATTCGCTGGGATTGAAGTCCCCGCGCAACCGAACGGCGCACAGATTGCAATGCAGATGGTTCAGGCATACGTTCAACAACCCGATGTTGCGGCTAGGGCGCAGTCTGACGAGGCTTTCGCTGCTCGCTTGCAGAAGTATGCAGGGCAGTATCAATTCCAGCTACAACAGGCTCAGAACGCCGAGATTGGACGTATCGGAACAGCACCCGCCGAGATGGGTGGGGTAACAACTCAAGGAATGGAACAATAACAATATGAAACAAGGACTCTATTCAAACATCGCAGCTAAACGCAAACGCATCGCAGCCGGAAGCGGAGAGAAGATGAACAAGGTTGGCAGCAAGAAAGCACCTACTGCGAAAGACTTCCGCGACTCAGCTAAAACCGCTAAGAAAAAGTGAACAGGCTCAACAGTGACGTAGCCCGATGTGATGGCGAATGGGTTGAGGACGGCGCGGATTCCGGCTGGCGTGAAGGTTGCGAGACCTGCCTACGCAGAACCGCCCCTCGTCCAGAACAATACTCGCTGATTATTCCCCCTGCCATACTTGCTTTTTTCTGCGAATATCTGATTGAACCATAATGGAAAAGAGATTTACAAAAATAGTCACCAATCCCGCCACGGGACGCAAAAGAACCGTGAAGTTCGGGCAAAAGGGGGCTACCATTTCCCCAGGCACGGCACGTGGGGATTCGTACTGCGCCCGTTCCGCCAAGATCAAAGGTGATTGGAAGTCTGACCCCAATTCACCGAACCGACTTTCCCGCCGCAAATGGAAGTGCAAGGGGAGCAAATCAATGAAGTGATGAGAGACTACAAAAAAGAGTATCAGGAATATCACGGGAAGCCCAAGCAGATCGCTCGCAGGGCTGGTCGTAACGCTGGACGTGCCAAGGCTGTGAAGCTGGGTATCGCATCCAACGGAGACGGCAAGGATGTTCACCACAAGAACAACAACCCGAAAGACAACCGCGCTAGCAACCTCGCCTCTACCTCCGTAAGCAAGAATCGCGGGTTTCCTCGCACAGCAAAAAACAAGCCTAAAGGACGACTCAAATGACCCCGCTACCTAAGCCAACCATCCAGCAAGCCGTTAACGCTCTATCCGACCGTGACGAGTTCAAAGCAATCATCCAGTTCATCCAAGACGAGCGCGAGAGATTCTTTGCCGACCTTCGCCAGTGTGTAGATACCAACGAGGTAATGAAGATCGTAGGCAGCGTTTCAACCTTGGATGAGCTTCTTTCCTTGTTGAAAAAAGAAGGTTGACTTTTCAACACTCTCTGCTTTTATTGCTTCGCCGTTTCGTTTTCGGCGTGTTTGTGTGTTCAGAGAGCCGTAGGGGTTAATCCTCTACGGTTCTTCTGTTTGAACAGGTCGATACACTGAACGCTGCGCGTCAGTGATCTTGGCTGTTCTCCGAATGAAAATATCCTGGATTGCGACATCCACAGCGGCGGCAGTAGGGTGTCTCGAAGATTTCCGTGACGCGGTATCCAGTGAGCTTTGCTTCATCCACTGTTTTCCGTTTCCAGTGGTGCCCTATCACGCGGCACAAAAAAGACGGAGAACAAGTCGCTGGACGAGAATCATTCGCCATCGGCTTTTTACAGTTCCAGCAATGCGTGTCGGTAGGCATCGCGTTTTCCATCTCACAGTGTTTGCACATGCTCATGATCTGTCAGCTTGGACGTTCTCGCTATAAATTTTCCTCTGACGGACAGCTTCAATGCCGTCTTGGTCGTCTTCAAGTTGGGATAGAGCGTTGGCGAGCGTAGCAGCCCCGATCTTCTCCACCTCATCATAAGGAGCCATCGACCACCCTGCGATGTAGTCAGCGATCTCCTTAATCGTGTAGGTTTGAACGGCTATCGGGCGTTTTCGGCACTGGTCAGCATGAGCGCATGCAGGGTATCCGCAGTCGTATCCGGAGTTCGGGCAGTTAAATTCTTTCGGCATATTTTCGGTTCGTTTCAGGTTATCAGGCTTGCGAGGTTTATTGGAGTCGTAATCTGGACTCCATCCTACGTGTCCTACTTGGAATTTATCGTTCATGTTTTTGTGTTGCGTGGTTAGTTTCCCTTTTCTCTCAGTCAAATCAAGAAGAATCAGTTCGCTTCGCTCAAAAAGATTCTCCCCGAGAGGATAAAGCCAAACCGATCTCTTAGGGCTGCGTTGCCGCATTCCTATGTTCCTTGGTTCACCATGCAGAACCCCTGCTTCCAGAGACCTGATTCGGTTTTACGCTCTTCCCCCCGTTTCGGATTTTTGCCGTTACGGATGCTAGATGACAGATCGGAGTCAGAGCTAGCCGCGAGCCTAATGGTGATGAAGTCTTGCGACCCCTTTGCCCGTTCTCATGGCTGACTCGTTCCAAGAGAAACTAGCCTAAATGAAAAGGACTAGCACGAGGAGGTAGGAAAACCCGTGCTAGTCCTTTAAGCCATGCGATCAAGCGGCGGCGTGGAAAACTTTAACGATGAGTCCTACCTCTCGTCGGCAGAAATCTACGCAGGTTTTTCTGACAACGCAAGAAAAAGTTTCAATGAATTTTTATCC